TTATCCTTTTGAACAGTCCGTACATAATAGACTGCTTTACATTCTGATTCCCACGCTAAAACTAGAGTCTCGTAAATTTCTTTAACTGTTAATACGCGGTTAGGTTCGTCAGGAAAATAAACACCCTGATTAAGGTTAAATAGTAATTCCATAGAAATCCCTGTATCAATCCATTTTTGCATTTCAGCAATCGCTTGAACGACAATCTTTTGATCAAGATTTTGATTCTCTTGATAATACCAAAAAAAATCCTTAATAAAAGGAGGGCAATTAGGGATAGCACCCTTTGAGTTCTTTTCTGTAAATACCCGCTTAAAAACGGGCAAAACACTGGCAGTGCAACCTTGAATTAAGGAAGAAGTAGTGTTGGGAGCTACAGCAGTAATATGAGAATTTCTAATGCCAAATTGTTGAATACTTTTGGCTAATTGATACCATCTCCCTGGTTGGCTAGCATTACTTGAAAAATATTCTACTGGTTTAGCCCCTAATAATTTACCTTGACTCCATTCACTGTTAGAGAAGGCTTGATAATGTCCGCGTTCTTTAGCTAATTCTATTGAAGCTTGAGTACAAAAATAGCTAATATTTTCAAACAAAATGTTGATAAATAAAAAAGATTTATACGATAATTTACGTTTAGCTAACCAATCAGCTAATCCCATAACCCCAACTCCAATCGTTCGATATTTATCATTATGTTCTTTAGCCTCGCCAATTGGGGGACAAGTGAGGTCGATAGTATTGTCAAGCATCCTGACAGCAAGATGACACATTTCTGATAAATTAGTAGGAGTGTCAATGTTAGCAAGATTAAGACTAACTAAATTACAGCAATGGGCCGTTTTACCCGGTGTGACATTAGAAAAGCTTTCACAGCACAAATTAACTTGAGGGATGTACCCGTCGTGTTTATTAGGATTAGCCCGATTAATGGTATCTTTAAAGGCAAGATAGGGCATACCTGTTTCAACTTGAGAGCGCATAACATCTTTAAATAATTCCCTAGCATTAACCTTTTTGTAGAGAGTAATTTCTGTCCCTAGATTATCTTCAATTAATTTGTAAGCATCTTCAAATTTTTCGCCCCATAATTCTGCTAATTCTATCCCTAGTTTTGCCCGAACCTCATAAGGATCAACTAATGTCCACTCAGATTTATCTACTACCCGACGCATAAACTCATCGGGGATAACTAATTGGGGGAAAACATCATAAGCCTTACGTCTTTGATCACCGTTTTCTGTCTGCATTTCCAGAAATTCTGGCACGTCTAGATGCCAAATATCAACCCCAACAGTGACAGCCCCGGCGCGTCTTCCCCCTTGATTGACTGCAATAGCTGTATCGTTGAGTAATTTAATCCAGGGTATAATTCCACCAGAAGCGTTAGCTTTCCCCATAACCGAGCTACCAGTGGCACGGATTCTACTTACATTTACCCCAACACCGCCACCATTTTTCGAGATGCGAGCAGTATTAGTAATCTCGCTAAAAATACTCTCTAGATTGTCTTCCATTGCTACGATGAAGCAACTACTTAAAGAACCATTAGGGGTTCTTAGATTGCCTAAAATTGGAGTAGCTAAAGAGATTTTTCTTTGAGCTATAGCTAAGTAAATTTGAAACGCAATTCTTAATCTATTCTCTGGGTTTTCCTCTACACTCGCAAGCAATAAAGCGCAAGTCAGGAAAGCCTCTTGAGGTAATTCACAATCAAGTAAATACCTTTCTGACAGCATGATTGCACCAGCGTAGTCAAAATCTTTATCGTATTCTGGGTATATCCACTCTCCTGCAATCTTTAAATCGTTTTCGTCATAGATTTCTGTGATTTTTGAATCATAAATACCTCTACCCACTTGCCACTGGACATATTTAGCGTAGTCGGTTCCTTCTAATCTTTTAAAAACCGTACGAGATAAATAGCCGCCAATTTCTCTTTTAATCCTTGTATCTTTCCATAATCCCCAGATGTGAAGTCTTCCGGCTACATACTTCCAATCGGTTTTTTCCACACAAAACAATTGTGTAGCTACATTGATTAAATTTTCTTGAATTTCTCTAGTGGTAATCCCATCTCGTAATCGAGAAGTTAATCCTGATTCTAAAGCGAGGGGATTTACTTCTAACCCTTCACACGCCCATTCAACTACTCGTCGAATTTTAGTGATGTCTAAAGGACGAGTTTCTCCACTTCTTTGAATTACGTTAATCATTTATTTACTCCTACAGATTTTTAAAATTGTGATAGCCTTGTGGAATTTTCTGTAACGTGATCGTCTCACCAAACTTTGCAAGCATTGCAGTTTGGCAAGCTTTCACGTCCTCAGCTTCGCATTTTTCTATCAATTTGTTTTCTATCCATTTGTCTGCCTCGATAATCTCAGGATGCCATTGATAAATCCACTGCTTACACTCTTCTGCCAAATCGCACCAATTGGGACGATTTAGCAAATCGTCAGTCATCCATTCTAATACTTCGTATATCTGATCAAAGCCGTTACCTTCGCTTGCGTCTTTTGGTTGTGTCAGTAATCGCCCGCTAGTAATACTTAGAACTGCTAGTGTTGGGAAATCTTTTTTAGTCATTTATTTACTCCTAATTTTTGATTTTATTTCTTGATTTTCAAGCTTATCTAGAAACTGTAAAACTTTTAAAGCATCATACAAAACAACGTGCTTGCCTCGTTTATTAATACACAGTAGTTCTCCAATAGGCCCGTGACTTACTAGCAATCGAGTTGATTCTGTTTCTAGAGTGATAGTTTTATGTCCGTTAGCAATTCTATCACAGCAAAATTGCTTTAATTCCTTTATTTCCATTTTATTTTAATTAAACACTCTTTTCCATTCGGTTCTTTCCCGTTTACCATGTAATTTAATTTGAAGTAATTACATCTTTGTCGGTTGCCAATTGATTGATATTTTCAGTCTATCATAAGTTCCAGCTTTTATAAAGCCACACTCTTCTAAATATTCTATTAAAGGTTTAATTCGTGTTCTAGGAAACCCTAGAGTATCAGCTAATTCTGTAATATTAATCATTGTAAATTTGCCGTTATTTTTTTCTTTTATTGACTTTGCAGTAGATATAATGATCTGTCCTTTTATAGCCAAATAAGCTTTTAAGTTGCCATAATATTGTTGTCCTTTTGCTGTCTTTAAAGAGTTAATTATAGCAGTCTCATTGCCGTCAAAACACAATTTACAAGGATTAGCATAGCAAGGGCATTTATACAGATAAGTGCCGTCGGGAAAGGATTGTCCTTTTGGGATGATTTGTGTTGGCATTTATTTATCCTGAGTGTAATTTGTTTTTAGTTGAGATGCCCGTTCAATTTCTCTAGCTAGGTAGCCGACATGAAAAGATTGAATACTGGGACAATCGGCAATTATTTGACGGATTAGCTTCAAAGGATTCTTACCTTCCCATTTCCCTACAAATTCACCACCGGGAGTTAGCTGAATGACTGTGATATTATTGCCATCTGTTTCTACTAAGAAGTTACCAACGGGGTCACTGTAGCCTCGAAACTCTTGACTAATAATTGATTGGTATTGATTGTCAATTAACTGTTGTACGGTTTCCCAGCAGTCATCGTAAATATGGGCTGATTGACTAATGGTAATCAGTGGACCCATTGTTAAATCGTACTCAGATTGACTAGCAATTTCATCTCTGATATGATGCTGTAAAGCCCGTAATCCCATTGCATTAGCCGGCCAAGCGGAAAACATATCATTACTTCTAAAGGTAGCTGTTAAAGACAGTTCATTATCTACTACTCTTACCCAGATATGATTGAGACAGGGAGATCCGCTGTGATTATGATCTGAATCTCCTTTTTTTCTTTCTCCTCGCACGATTGTATGATAATCGTGTCCACGCCAACTGTTATGTTCGGCAAGTATTTGATAGTTTCCACTCCCGCTATCCCAAAGGGACATAACTGCACTGGCAGAGTCGATTTCTTTGATTAATTTTGTGATAACTGCTTTAATCTGATCCTGACCAAACCAAGAGCGTAATCTTTGACCGTAGGTATATTTAACTCCTTCCCGATAATTGGCATCATCAAGTATTTGTGGGATATAGTTCTTTAGATATTTTTTATCTAAAGGTAAGTAATTAGGTTCTGGAAAATAAAAGTCTTCTGGTTCATCGGTAACTATCGCCATTAAATCAATTAATTCTTGCCATTTACCGTCATAGCCAGTAGGTCTGATAGTGCCAGTAGTTTTGATTCTTTGCAGTATTTTTATCCAAGTTTCAGCAATGGTTTTACCTTCGATCCGATGACCATAGAGCGGTCCAGGTTTTACCTCTGATGTAGGTTCATTGTAGGGAAAAACCATTGGTTCTGCCCACGGTTTATTAGCACCATAAACTGTAGCCAGAATTGCGTAAGTTGTGAGACTATCTCTTAAAGTAACAGAAGACCGTAATTGATTTAAAACTTCTAAAGGAATATCTATATCAATATATCCTTTCACTAAAGAATCAATTACCCAACACTCTTTCCCTACATCATTTTTTCCTTTATAAACTCCATTCTCAAAGAAGTCTTTCAAGCATTGAACACTACCAGAATTTTTGTCTTCTTGGGTTGAATCCATTACAACAAGATCGCGGACGTGGGGATTAGCTAACAAATTGCGAACTAAAAAGTTAATTCCCCTTGATGCACTATAAAGATTGCCAATCACAGCATAATCAGAAGGATCAAGTTTTGCGGCTACCGACTTAGCAGGAGTCCATCCTGTGCAGATAGCTATACAGCCTGTCCCGACAATTAATTGATTGGGCTTGTAGATTGCATTAAACATTGGCTTTTCCTTTTTCTTTAATATTGGGTTGCTTCCAAGTTTCTATTTCTTTCAGAAATAAATCAGATTTAGGTTTCCAGTTTTCTATTTCTTTAAGAAGCGAGTCTAATTTTGCGTTGATTTCTTCAAGAGTCATAATTGATTTTACCTCTACTTTGTTCAAGAGATTTTATTTCTGCTAATGTTTTTTTGATTGATTCTTTTTCATTGGCAAGCAATTCTCTTACTTTTTGAAAAAGAATCAATATTCTTTTGTCAATTTCTGCGATAGTTATAAGTCCCTCTTTATTGAGGCCTAACAAATACATGATATACCAATCCAGCTAGTTGATAAGTTCCAATGTATTGTCCTTTTTTATCTATCCAATAGCTACCAGTATAGTAAGTCAAAATATCAAAAATCCTCTTAGGTTCTTCTGTTTCTAGTAATGCCCAAAGTGTAGGAATATTATTCTGCAACTGAACGCATAATATCTCTGCGTTTAAAGGCATTTCAATCTCGTGACAAGGAGTTGAATCTATAGGGTACTTCCAGATGGTTCTCATTGTTTTTTGGGTTAGTGTACATTGATCCGATAACCGATAACTGGCACTGTAGTATTATTCTGTTTTTGGGAAAGGATTATCTCCTAATCCCCATTGATGTTTAAGAAAAGCTTTGTACATATTTTCTCTGACCATCATTTGTTCGTAAAGCTTGATCAGGAAATCCTGCGCTTGCTCTTGGCTCATTTTTTCTACCTGAGACTGAAAAGAACGAATATTGAACTGCTGTTCTAAAGAAAGTTCGATAGGTTGAGACATGATTACTCCTAAGTTAAAATTCAGACTCTTCTTTTTGAGGTTCAAATCTATTGTCAAAGTCTTTCAATGTTTGTTTTAAGCAACAATAAAAGCTGTTAAATTCGTTAGAAGGTTCCCAGTCTTTTTCGTGATGCTTGAGTAGCTTTCTTGCCATTTCTGGTTCAATGAGAACATAGATGTAATCTTCTAGCGTGAATTTATCTTCCATTGTCTAATTCCTCCCAAAAATTGTCAAAACAAGTGATTTTCATGCGTAATCTTTTATCGAATAAAGCTTCAAAATCAGGGTTGCCAAATTCTTTTTTTATTTTATCAGAGTGTTCATGTGAAAAAGAAATAATGTTTTTAACGCTGATAGCATTGTTAGCTTCATCTTGATAATATTGTTCTTTTTGAGCATCCGACATTTTATCCCAAATTTGACTTCTTAATTCTATTAAGTCTTTTTTGATTTTTTCTACAAAAGCAAGTCTAGCTTTAATTCTATCTTCCACTGTCTAATTCCTCCCAAAATTATCAAAACTAAGTGATTTTTTGCTTTGTCTTTACTAAAACTTCCCACAGGTCGTTAGTGTAGGCTAGTTCTCTAGCCAGTTTTCTTTGTCTTTCTTTGTAATCTTCTTCCCATGATTTCTGAAATTCATCCCACACTTTCTCGTCCCATCGTTTTTCGTATATATCATATTCGTATTGACTGTAGTCAAAGTCGTTCATTTTTTGCCACATTTCTTGTATTGTTTTTCTGAAATAGTTTTGCCTAATTTTCTTTAATTCCTCCCATACGTCATTAAAATTTGGAATAATTAATTGACTGGTTTTTATCCAATTTTTCCAGTTTGCTTGCGTGTACTTTTCTATCGGATTAATCTCGACAATTTCCTGTATAACATTTTTTAGCAGTTCAATGCTTTTAATGTCTGGACATTCTTGAATTTCAAAACCACAGTAGTTACAAAAAACTACATAACTTAATGTGTTTCCCATTTTTACTCCAAGAGATAACGAGGTTTTATGAAGCTTGGATTTGTCCATGATGTACCTCCTTTAGATGATTATCTCTTTTTGATCGCCATTTTTTTTGAGTATTAACCGAGTATCTTTTTCTGTCTGAGATTTAGCGTATAAAGCCATAAACTTTAATCCTTTGCGAATAATTTCAGGCTCCGATAAATTCAACTGCTGAGATATTTCTTCAAGACGTTCTGAGCTTTTCCCACTAAACTCTATTTGAAATTGTTTGATATTCATGTTTTAGCTCTTACCGATACTTTTCCACTAAATAATCAATATACGATTCTTTGGGGTCTTCTGAGACTAAATCAACAACCCCCACTAAGTTTCTTGTCCAAGAATCAAGATCGCTTAAATCATCTGTTAGGGAGTGAAAGATAGTTTTTGAGGATACATTCTGACAAAAAACACGCCCATATTCTAATGCTTTTTTAAAAGTTTCCTGATCAGAAATTAATCCAGAAAGATTATTTAACCAGTTTTCAGGCTCTGATAAATTGTTTCTCATAATGTAGCCTCTGTAAATTTACTATAACTAAACTATATGGCTTCTTGATTGAATTGTCAAGATAATTTTGATACACTAAGATTAGAAAAATTTATATTAATACAAATGTTCGACAGTGCTATTGGAGTTGCGGGAAAGTTTCTAGAAAATCCCACAATTAAGGCTAATGCTTCTCTATCCTTTTCTGTGGCTACAGGTTCTACCATGACTACCGATGCCGTTGGTAATCCAGTTATGCGAGCATCTTCTATAGAGCCTGTAGTAATTGCTTGTTGGTTGCAACAGTCAAAACCGCCTGTGGCAGAAGTACAAGAAGGTAGTTATCTCGATTGTGAATATTTTGAGGGAAGATTGGTAAAGCCTAAAGATTACCCGTTCCCGATCATGAGTACAGGAGAATTACAGGTAACGATTAATGGCAGAATCGGTCTTGTCAGACAGTTAAATGTGTTTGAGTCTCCGACAAGCCAGCAGCTAGGAATTGCCGCAAAACTAGGACGGAGAATTAAACTTTATGCAAGATTTGATCAAGGTAGTTAAGTATCGGAACCTTTTAAGTAGCCGAGGTATCCTGAAACAATTGCTACGATAACATTGCCGTAGGTGTCAGTAGTTTCAGGAGTAAAGAAAGAATGAATCAAGCAGGCGAAAACAATCAAAACACAGACAATAGACGGGTCTAGTTTAAGATATAGCATTGCTATTATCATCCTCTATAAAAATTTTGTTTAGAATTGGTTTATCACTAATTGTTAACTTTAATTCGTCTTTCGTCCATTTTGTGAATATTGAATCGTATCCATAGATATATTTTAAATTATCATTGACAATAACCCCCGCTTTTTTCAGTCCGTCATTAACGTATTTTGCGCTACCACAAACATTATCAGGGTCACGTCCAAAGTTTTTAATTCGCCATTCGTAAAGCATCCATACTTTGTCAGGAAAACATGGAATTTTTTGTTCTATAATAAGTTTTTGTATATTAAAATCCCATTCTTTTTTAGTAGTTGCGCTTTTAAATTTATTTGCACGAGCTAATCTTATTTGATCATTAAGAGTCGGCGGAAGCGGGCAAGTAAAAATCGCTTTCATAATCTTATTGGGCGATACTTTTTAAATATCATTAACAAATCATCAGGAATAGTACCAAGTTGACCAGTTCCATAATTGATTTTTGCCTCTTCAAAAGGCAATTCAACTGACGAAACACCTCTAAAAGAACCAGTATTACATAC